CTTATCGTTTCATACTAATGTACTTTAGGTTGCTGCGTGGGATAGCTCCCTAGTCTGTTTCCAGGCTAGATCTGCCCAACTTCACGCAGAAACTGTTTTCCGGTTAGTTTCGTTCAGCTGGTCCGGCTTCCATATCGACCCTCGTCTCCTCCGCCTAGGTGAGGTCCCGCTGCCTTGTTGTAGGCCGCATGCACCACCCGCAACCGCAGGTGTTGTTTGTGCATATCATTGCGCAGGAGAGATCCCCTATGACTCGGGTAGTTCGGTGTTTTGGAACTTAGCCGCACTCCTCGCTCGGAGCACGGAACCGGGGCGTATACCGTCCCCTCCGGTCGCCAACCACAACAACCATGGCACATTAATAAAAGCCCGCTGATCAACACCATTAAAGCCCGTACGGGCCCGGTGGCATCAATGACGGAGGAACAGGAACTATGAATCTCAACTTAACATAGCTTTTGCACTCTACATGAGGGACCATTCTAGGATGATCAGGGCCCCATTTCGAGTAGTTCGCAAAGCCGGCCGGTCCGAACTCGCCTTCAAACCAGTCAAGGACTGGTCTTGACCACGAGTATTGCCAGCGTACAACTCTAACGAATTTCTTTGCACTACGTTTAGGTGAGATGAGAGGAGGGAGGGAGGGACGTCCTTGACGCCGGAGAGTCTTAACCAAAGGACCTGGTGTAACGTCGAAAGAATTTGCCAAGTCCCACACGGGGCGAGCAAGAAACTCGAGTGGAACTCCTGTCCAACGCAAGACTCTCTCACGTTCTGACTCTGTGTGCGCCTGGTCGACGATAGGGAAGAGATCCTCCCGGGGAGGATCTGCAACCACGACTTCGCAGGATCTAGAAACACCAGTTATGATGGAAGGAACGGGATCAGATCCCCTCCACCGTCTAAACCAGGACTTCTTCATTAACCCGGTAAAGACGTATCGAGGTATATTGGCTACGCAGAAGTCCCTAAGGACTATCTCATGCCTAGCTAGGACCGAGATAGCGTACTGGCGTACACTATGTTTCATCCCTTTTACACCTTTCCACACTTCACCGAGTAGGTCCACACAGTCATTACGGAACGGACGGAGAAAAGAGAGGCAATGCCTAGGAACGAGGCGACGAGAGGGCACATGGAAAGGCTGACTATTCAGGTCGAGCCACGTGTCTGAAAAGCCGGTCTTCTGGCGATTAACTACAAGTCCAAAGGTAGAAGTGACTTCTTCCCACAGGGAAAAGAATTTACGGTTACCGTTGAACATGCAGTCATCGCCGTTGAAACGGCCAACCCTCCTAACGCCAGAACCAAAGCTTATGTCGCAGCAGATGTCGTAAGAAACCTTGTTGATGAGACACAAGATAGGGAAGCTAAGCAAGTTCCCCATCATCTGTTTCCTCGTCAACGTAAAACGTGTCTTGCGGCTCCTAGACCACAAGTGGAGATCCCCCACTGCTGCCAACATTATGCCTCTCTCTTCCTCAGTAAGATAAGGGCTCTCTGCTAAAACACCTGTGATAGCCTCAGTTACCCAAGGCAACACATTGTCAGTGGCTGCCGTATAATCTCCGGAGATGAACGACTCTCCAGATCTACGGTCGTCGACAATAGCATTAAAGTCCCCTTTCTTAACGTCCCCTCTTACACACCAACCAAAAGATGTAATGTGATCGTAGAGCGCGTCGTGAACAGGGGCTAAGACCCTCTTGACACGCGCACTCTGCATCGTAACTACCCTAAGCTTTCCTTTCGTCTTGGCTACGCCTAATCTTAGCTCGGAGATATTGCCGTAGCAAGAATCTCCGACAGATATGGTACCACCAAGATAAGAGGTCTGCTCGAGGCAGCCATTC